AAAGCAGAGTACGAAGCAAAATTATCTGCTTTACAGAAACAGGTTGCAGATGAGCAAGAAAAATTTAAGGGCATCAAAACAAAACTTGATGATGTTTACAAGCAAAAAGATCAGCAACGTAAACAAGAATTAGAAGATCAGGGTCAATGGAAAACTCTTTGGGAAGAAGCTAATAAAACAAATCAGGAGATGCAACAGGAAAATATGTCCTTGAAGCAGAGTTTGGAGGATATGAAAACTTCCAACGAAATGGCTTCTACAAGACAAACGGCTTTGGCTGCTATTAGTAATTTAGGTGCTATCAACGCAGAACAAACTTTGTCACTATTGCAAAGCAATTTAAAAAGAAACGCTGAAGGTAAAGTTGTTATTTTAAATGGTGGAGTTGAGCAAGACTTTAATGCTTACCTAAGCACTCTTAAAAATCCTGGAAGTGGTTGGGAACATCATTTCAAACCTAGTAGTGCTGCTGGAATGGGTGCAAAGCCTAGTCCTATAGCAAATGCTTCTGGAGGTCAAGTAAATCCTTGGAAAACGGGCAATATAACTCAACAAATGCTAATATCGGAACAGAACC